GGAGGATTAGCCAATGAAACTCCAATTATCTTAGCAGCTCTTGCTATTAATTCATCATAATCATTTTCTAACCATATTGGCTGAATACTTCCTGTTGGATTATAAACAGGCCTTCCACTTCCATCTATTGTATAGTTCCATTTAACATCAGTTGGTGTTGTAAAATAAACTAATGAACAAGTAGTAAGTGTTGTTGGATAAACTCTTAAAGTGCTTTTTTCTTCTATATAAAATGCATTAGCCTCGTCTATTGGATCAATTGAATCTTGAATTCTTTCAGCAAATCTATTCTCTTCTATTCTATAAATTCTATAATTATTTGCAGTATAAATAGCACTTATTTTATTTAAATTACCAGGCTTTGTTAATATTCCTGAAGCTATAGCTACTGTGCTTTTTATTTGGAATGGCATTAATCTAGTAACCACATTATCGGTCATATTTAAACCAACTCTTGGTACTGGTCTTCCATATTGATATTGTTCAATTCTGCCAACTAAAAAATCATAATAATTTCTTTGAGCAGTATTAAAAGCATACTCAAATTCTAATGGAGGTAAACTTCCTAGCTGATTCTTTCTAACAATAAATTTAAGTATATTATATACTTGGTCAACTGTCATTTCCTATTTTTTAAATTTTGAAGATGGTACGTTTATTATATCACCTATTTTTTTATCATTCCACAATGCATCATTTATATGTTGTTTTGCAGTTGTGTTACCATGTCTAGCTCTAAATGATTTTACTGTTTTCATTGACCTATTTTTAGGTCCTACTTTAACCCCTTTCTGTCCACCTTGAATAGTAACTTTTTTACCATTTACAGTAAAAACAGCTTTCCAGGTTTTACCTTTAGCAGTTCCTCTTTGTATTTTTGCTTGTGGCATTCTATTCTTTTTACAAATATAACAAAAATCCCCCAATATGAATTGAGGGACTTTGTTACTATTATTTATACCACTAAACTTGAGTTTTTAATGTCTTACAAAAAGACTCTCCTTCTTCTGAGTAAGCATAGTCTGTAATGGCTTCTATAGCTTGTTTATCAACTGCAATATCAGTAATAAGCTGTTTGCTCAATGTCCAATGCAATTGACCTTTAACAAGCCCTGTAGTGATTACATTTTTAGCTAAAGCTTTTTCAATCATATACCTAATCTTTACTTTAGGATTAGTTGCATAAAGCAAGAAGTTTTCAGGATTTTCTAAAGCCTTAGCTTTATAGTCTTCTCTGATTACATCAATATCTCTTTCTTCTCCTGTAGCTCCATGTACAAAAGGAATGCCTAAAAACTTAGCGTGTGGAATCATATCTTCCTCAGAAGCAGTTCTAGCTACATCATAAGCCCTATCTTTTTTCTTTCCTAATTCTACAACATTATCATCGGTATTAACGAAATCTAACATTCTATATAGGTTATTTATAGTTTTCAGCTTATTTTTTTGGTTTTCACATTGGTTATTCAATTTCAAAAACTCAACTAGCTGTTTATTCCATGATGGAATTCTTAAATGACCATCTTCAAATATAATCTGATTAGTAGTTTTATTTAACATTGAATCAGGCAATGGCGCATTAGCCTCTTGTTCATCAACAAAAATTGTTTTTAATCCTTCAATATATCTAATTTGTCTAGGCTGATAATCTGGTTCTATATCAGTTCCAAAGTTATACAATACTGTGTCTGTGTTTGGAAGCATTACTCTTGGAGGGAAAATGCTAGAACCTTCATAGTATTTTGGATGTTCTGTGACTAACCTGAATACATAAGTTTCAGGCTCTTTTTTTACTTTTTTAACTGAACTTACTTTGCTCTTTGGAGTAAATTCTGTTACCGAAGTTGGATTACTTGTCAACTCGGATAGTGACTTTGCCATATTGTTATTTTTAGTTTAATAATAGAATTACAAATATATGTATAATCAAATAAAGTACCAATATAATTTAAATGCTAAATTGACATAAACAAAAACCCCCTCGTTTGAGGGGGCTTTGCTATAAAGAGTATTAAATTAAACTCCTTTCATAATTGCGTACTGATTAGCAGCAAATACACGAACTCCAGGGAAACTCAACATACTGATGGTTTTTTGTGCATCTGTAGTTTTGTTTTGAGGAGCTAACATACCTGTTTCAGTAGTTAGGATTCTTTGACCGTTAACTTCTTGGAACACAATTTGGAAGCTTGGGAACTGCTTACCAGTCTTAGCATCGCTATTGATTTTCTGAGGAATTAAGCAACCGTAGTTACGTTTCTCAGGAGTAGTAGATGGAGCAATATGGTATACTGCTTCAGGACTAAACATATTATTTAAGAAGAAATGGAAAGTGTAACCATCAATCATGAATGAACTAAATCCGTAAGAAACCGCAGCTTCAGAATTTCCACCAACTGAACCATAAGAAATAGCACCGTTGTTGTATTTTCCAAATAATAAGTCGTTAAACTCTTGACGCTGATAGATATCTTGTAACCAATGGTATTCACCTGCACCACCATAGAAGTTCAAAGAACGAGTCAATGTATGGATATCAGAGATAGCACCAGAACCTGCTGTGTACTGAATAGTAGTACCGTTTGCAGCAACACGAGGAAGAACACCAGTAGTTCCTACAGAACTTCCGTATGCACTAAGGTTGTCAATTGCAGTACCTTCAAAAACTTTGAACATTAAGTTATTCATATAACGTTTGTTCATATCATCCATTGCAAGATAGTAGTAGTAGTAGTTACCATTACCAAAATCAACTTCATTTTTCTCAATGCTAGCTCTATCTGTAATTGTGTAATCATCACGATGTTCAGTAGTAGTATTGAAGATTTTATCTAACAAAGGAGACATACCATCAAGACGACCTGATTGCTCACCTACGTTAACAGCACCTCTTAAAAGCAAGTATTCACCAGCTAAAAGGTTAGCAGAACCAGCAGATACTAAAGCAGTAGCAGCTTGTAATGGACGAATTGTTGCAGTATGCGCACTTGCAGTTGTTTTATTAACAGAAATGATTTGTCCTTCAAAACCTGAAGTCATTACACGAACAACTTCACCTACACGAATTGGAGACAAAGTTCCAGATGCGCTATAAGATTCAGCAGCTAAAGTAACTGTAACATCAGCACCAGCAGCAGGAGCAACTACAGCAGCAGTTGTCTTGATAGCTTGGTGAAGGCCACGCTTTTCGTAGTGATAAAATTGACGGTTGTCAGTTTTAGCTTCTACAACTGAATTACCAAGAGCCATTTGAACTAATGCATAGTTCTCAGCTCCGTATTTTCTAACTAAGCTCTTTTCAAAAGAACGGTCGAAAATGTTTAAATCGTTCAACAACGACCTGTTAGTCGCTGAGGTTGCGGCTGCGCCTTGAGCATAGCCTGGGAAAGTATTTGGCATTGTTTATTTGTTTTAAATTTTAATTAATTATTATTGTCTTGTTAAATGTCCGCTAAATAATTTATCGAACATACTTTTTTCTTCATCAGCATCAGATGGCCTATAAGTTGCTGATTGTTCTGTATCTACTGTAATGTTTTTACTTTTTTTCAGAACCTCAAGTCTAGTTTGGTTCACAGCTTGTGACACAACAGAACTGATTATCTTATTAAAGTTATCTGCTATATACAAATCTTTTAGAAGTTGGTCAGACTTATACTTTCCTTCTTGGTAGTATCTTTCTGATAAATATCCTTCTAAGTTTTCTGCCCCTTTATAGTATTTTGTTAACTCCTGCGCAGGAATTTCAAACTTACCATTAACTGACATATTTGTTTTTTCATCTTTCCAACTAAATGGAAGAGAGCTAACATTATCTTTAACTTCATTAAGAGAAGATAAAAACTTATCTCTCTCAGCTTGCAATTCAGAATCATCTTCAGTATTAACAATCTCTTCAGTCTGTTTGCTAGCCTCATATTTAGGAAATTTTATTTCTTCTGATACCTTACTAAAGTATTCTTTTGCTTCAGAAACATCTCCTTTAATACGATTATTTAATTTTTTTTGTTCTCTTCTTAATTTTGAATCATCGAATTCAAGCTCATCAAGTGAATATTTTTCATTATATTCATCCTCTATATCTTGTGAATCAAAATCAGGATTCTTTTGTTTTATATATGCTTTTAAAACATCTTCATCTGTTTTATCTTTTAAAGAATCTGAAAATGCTTTCTTTTGTAATATTTCTGTAACCTCAGCTATCTTTCCTTCAGCAAGCATATTATAAATAGCTCTTGAAGTTTCATTCTCAAACTCACCTAGCTTTTCTACTTCTTTCTCTTTATTTATATGCTCTTCTAGTTCTTCCCAAGATGAGTACTTTCCATTTGTCCTTGTCTTTATGAATTCACTTTCATCTAAAACTTCATCTTCTTCCGACTCTTGAGTTCCATCTTCAGTTATACTTAATTCCACTAAGTTGTCTGTTTCAACTGTTTCATGTGGAACATCAGTCTCAACTGTTGTTTCAACTACTGATTCAATTACTTCAGGAACTTCTTCTTTTTGTTCTACATTTAAACTATTTACATATTCTTGCAAAATGTCTGTAGATTCTGTTGGTGTTTCTGTGGTTTGCTTATTAGCGAACTCTTGAATAATGTCTTGAGATTCCATGTTATATTTTATTTTTGGGATTTACTTGTCCTAAAATTACACACAAACATACAAATATTCTTTAAATAAAAAAAAATTGTATTATTTTACTCTTGTATTCCTTGTTCTTCCATTCCTTGTTCTTCTGCTATTTGCTGTTCTTGTGCTGCTATTTGCTCTTCAGTCATTTGCTCTTCTGATGCCATCCCTTCTTCCTGCATAGCTTGTTGCTGCATAGCTTGTTGTTGCTGTATAATTTCTTGTTGTTTTTGCATTTTTTCTTGTACAGCAGATCCAAGGATACCATCAACAATTTGTTTTAAATCATTTGGTAATTCTTTTCCACTACTAAATGCTGAAGCATACATAGTTGAAGCAAATTTTAATAACTCAATATCTTTATCATTATCTCCTTTACTTTGATTTACAGCTATTTTAGCTTGAGATTCTAAATTAAATAATTGAGCATCTTGTTGCATTTTAGCTTGAGCAGACTGTTGTTGAATCTGAGCATTCATTTGAGAATTCATTTGAGCTGACTCTTCTGCTTCTTTCTTGGCTTTTTTCATTGATCTAGATAAATACAACTCAGCTAGTTTAGTATCATCAATATGCTTAATTTTAAATACTTGCTCATATGTAATAGCTCCTGCTTGTAATGCTGTGTTCATTAATTGTAATAATTCAGCTTTATCTTTATCATCAGGTAGTAATCTAACTTTTACGTCAAATGTCATATCTATTACATCAGTATCATAACCTTCAAATTCTTTAAATTTAATAGCTTTAAATACAACTAAATCCCAAATCATCATAGAAATCTTTTGACAAGTTTGTTCCATTAAGATTGAGTAAGCATCATATATATATTCAGTAGCATTATTAGAAGCTGTTATTGCATTTTGCATAACTCCTAATCCAGTCTTTACAGGAATACTAGATCCATCTTTATATTCAGATATACCCATTTCTTCTCTAAGCCTTTCTAACTCAAAGTTATATTGTCCTATAAGGGTATTAAGCTGAGCTATATTAGCATTAGATGGAATAGCACTAATTGGCATTGCTTTTCTTTCACCATCATCTCCTGTTGAATCCCAATATACCCTACCTGTTTGGTCGTATACACGCATTAACTTAAGTGGATCAGTTGCATTACCAAGCCCTAAATCTACATCTCTTAATCCTGAAATATCTACCGCAAAACCATCAGGTCTCATAGTAGCTATTAATTGCTGCATTTTTAATCTAATAACAATCATCTGTCTAATTGGCCCCATTGCTTTCTCAATCATTGAAGGAACTAAGCTTCCATTTGCATTAGGACAAACTACAGAATAGTTAAAGAAAGCATCTACACCATTTTGATATGGTCTTATTATATTTTCAGATATATCCCATTTTAATATAATATCAGTATCTACAACCCAAATACCATTATAAATATTCATTCTTTTAGACTCAAGTACTTCTCCGTTAATTTGACTCCCAGCAGCAGCTACAGGTTTACCTTGTTTTTGAACTACTAATAAGTTTCCAAATTGGTTCTCTGTTTTAACAGCAAACTCTACGTCTGTACTTTTTATTTCAAAGTCGAAAACCAACACAGAATAGTCATCATATGGTCTAAGTTCTGTATATTTATAAGAATCTCTCCAATATAGATTCTCACTACGTTTAAGCTCTCTTGAAGCTTTTTGTGCAATTTTAAAAAGAGTTTCTTCATCTAAATTATATTTTCTTCTTATTGCTGCTATTTTCATTGGATACACTTCTCCAATATAAGATATATCTTTACCATTATCAGACTCAAATACATTATATATCATATTCTCAGGCTTACACCTTTTAATTCTGATATTCTTATTTGGATCAAAATAAAGTTTTGTTACAGCAAAATTACAGTCTATAATATCTCTTAACAATTGTCTTTTAAGAACATTTGCATCATTATCTTCTAAAACTTTTTTAATTTTTTGTTCAAATAATATTTCTTCTGGAAGTCTATATTCAAGATCAAAATATAAAGCTAATTCATCTTCATCTTCAGGAGTATATTTATTACTTTCTATTTGATGACCCATTGCTTGTTCAATCTCTTGTATCTTGTCTTTTTCAATCATTCTGAATCTAGCCTCTTCTTTTTCAAACTCTTTAGTATCAACACTATTGTCATCTGTTGCTTTAACAATAGGAGTTTCTCTTCTAGACATAAATTGTCCAAGAAGTATTTCAACAAACTTTGGGGCTATTTTTATTGAAGTCCAGTCGATGTTAATATAAGATTGATTTCCTTCAATCCTCATTAAATCCATGAATTCTTTAGTACTATTTGTACCATAACTAAATTCTCTATTAGCTCTCCATTGGCGGTATCTTTTGCCATAAAAACCATCTGAGTTTCTGTCTGCGCTGCTGAAGATTCCTTTTGCAATTTTTAAACCATAGTCCTTTTTTCTCTTTTGGCTTGGTTTATCCATGTGCATCTGCAACAATTCATCCATTCTTGAAAAGTCCATATTACAATTATTTTAACAAATGTAACAATTTTTATTTAGATATGTTAGGTTTACCAGCTTCTAATGCTCCACCTTTTTTAGAACCTACCGTTGAAGAGGCTGAAGTTTTATCATCTCCAATGAATGGCATAGGGTAGTTTTGGTAAAAAAATGCCGTCTTTTTCTTTTTTTTCTTTTTCATACACAAATTTAATTATCTTTGTTATATAAAAATAATTATTTATGGCTAACCTTATATCGTTAACAGTATATGAAATAGATGGATTAAGACTTGCTTCTTCTAAAGTAATAGCAATGTCTACTGCCAATATTATTGCTACAGCCTATGTTTCAACATCTGTTGGTATAGGATCTGCCCCTGCATTTGCAGCTTCTACAGTATATGGAGAAGGAGCAATAGTAAATTCTAATGGTTCTATATATCAAGTTATTGTAGGTGGAACTTCTGGTTTAATAGGAACTGCTCCATCAAACAAAATAGGAACATCTGTTTCAGGAACTGTTACATTTAACTATCTTAGTCAATTTGTTACACCTGCTACTACAAATGCAAATCCTGTATTAAATTCAACTATACAAATTAATAATGGATCTGGAGTACCAACTGTTTATGGTGTTGTAGAAACTGTTGCTGCTATTGTTACTGCTGCTAACGCTTAATTACATTAAACTCCATTTACTTAAGTATTGTGTATATAATGGGTCTATTTCTTTGCCTTCATTGTGCTGAAGTTGTATCCAATTAGATAATATACGTACTCTATATTCTTTGTCTTTTGGGATTGATTTCATTTTAGATTCCCAAAATGGTAACATCATTTTTCTATACCATACCCGTCTAGCTTCTTTTTGCTCATCTGAAAAGCAGCTTTTTCTATTACTTTCTCCGTACCTAGTTACATTTTTTACATTCCTTATCTTCTTATTTTGCATGAAATAAATCATGCTTGATTGAACTAAGTTGTGTATAGCATCTATCTTTTGTTTTCCATCATCAGTTATGTAATAGAAATTAGTATTTCCTGACCTCTTTATATATCTTAATTCCTCAAGTCCTTTTGTATCTTTTGGACTACAAGTACCTCCTACACCAATTTGTTTAAGATACTTTGTCATTATCTCAGGCTTTGCATAATCAGCATTATATAGATAACTAAGAATCAATAACCTTTTAAGACTGATATCTTTTGTTGTAGCTAAGTATATCTTATAGGAAGCGTATACAGCAAACATAGTATTTTCTCTATTCCTTAACTGTTCGTGTAGCTTCTTTATATACCTGTCTCTTCTAGATATAGTCTTATGTAGTACAGATATATCTTCTTTAAATGGAACTATCATTTTTTGCCTCAAGGCTTCCATATCTATATTCATAGTTATGTCTATACCCTTGTGCTTTATAGTTCTACTTTTCATTCTTATTTGATTTAATTAAATGCTCTATTAATGGTATACCTTTCTTTTCAGCTTCTTTAGCCTCTTGCTCGTCCATTTTTAAATAGTTAACTCTTAACCAGTTAGTAGACTCTACCATGTCTTTAAGAGAGGCTGTAAGTTTCTGAAACCTATCAAACCCCTTATCATCAGCAGTAATGTCTAATGTAAATGAGTTG